GTCTCATACGGCGCTGATCCCGAGGAAGAAAGCAGAGGAAACTTCACCGGCGGCAAGAAGGTGGATCTTATTCTTATTGAGGACAAGGCGGCTGGCATATCCCTGATCCAAGACTTGCAGAGAGCGCACCTGCCTGTGCGTGCGTACAACCCCGGCAAGGCAGACAAGATCCAGCGGCTGTCGATCGTGGCAAACATCATTGCTCATCGTCGGGTGTATGTGCCTGAGAGCTCCGTGCGTAAGGGTTATGTGAGGGACTGGGCTGAAGGGTTTGTCAGTCAGATCTGCTCTTTCCCCGAATCAACACACGATGATTTCGTGGACAGTTGCACACAGGCTCTGAGATACTTACGTGATGCGGGCTGGCTTGACATTGACCCGAGACCTGTGGATGACGACGACGACTACGTCGAGACGAGCCGTAAGCGCTCTAACCCTTATGCGGTGTGACTATGCCCAGCCCAAAAGACATCAAGAACCTACTCAAAGCGACCCAAGGCACGAAGGCTGCGGGCAAGGCGTTGGATCTGGAAGAGCTTCTGGGCAGACTGCCGAAGGGCACCGCGCAGCAGCAGCTTGAGGCTGAGCTGATGTTCAAACGGCTGCAGGAAGAGCAGGCGGCACGATATGCGCCCACGAACCCGCCGACTGAGCGCGGCAATGCGGCCTTGCGTGAAGCGCAGTCTCAGCTCCGTGAGCGTGGTAAGCAAAAGTTCCTTGAGCCGTCCGCAGAGAAGCGTCGCATGTACCACGGTACCCGGCACTATAAGCCCGGCATTACCACTTTTGATCCTGAAAATCGTCCATCTGGTGAGGGCATCAGCGAATTTCAAACAGGACGGCGTGGCATGACATTTGTGTCGCCAGATGAGCGATTCGCAAATATGTACGCAGGCGACGCAAGGGACGCTGATTTTATGTCGGGCGCTGTTTACCCTGTTCATGTCCAAGCCCGAAATCCATTTGATTTTGAAAATGCAGATCATTTGGACATCATGACCGAAGAACTGGCAAAGCTCTCAGGGGACAGCCCAGATACGCCAGCCTTCATTCATGCTGGCCCAGAAAAAATTCGCGCTGCTTTGCGTCGCGGCACTTGGGACATTATTGAATCGCCTCCAGTGATAGAGGCCGCCAAGCGGCTTGGCTTTGATTCAATGTACATGAATGAGCAAGGCATCAAGAACCTTGGCGTGTTCGATCCCAAGCGCATCAAGTCCGCTATTGGCAACCAAGGCACCTACGACATCACTAATCCCGACATCACCAAGGCCGAGGGTGGCGTGGTACACATGGCAGGCGGTGGCCCTCTCGGCTTCATGAAGACCATTCAGAAGCTATCCAAAGAGATGCGTGCCGCTGAGAAGGCGGGCGACATTGAGACGGCTTTGGCGACAAGAGAATCCCTCAATGACATGATCCGCTTGGGCGTCAATGATCCGATGATGCCAAGGGCCAAGCCCCTGACGCAGGCTGAGCTGGCTGCTTATGCCGAGCGCATGGCACCACAAGTGGCCGGTGAGCTGACTCGTGGCAAGAAGGGCGCGAGGACGATGGCCGGCAAAACCCAGCAGCAGTTCAAGCGCGAGAAAACTTTGCCCGTGAATCGTACTGTGATGCCCGGTGAGACCGATCCGATGGCGCAGCTTCCGTTGATGACGCTGGAAGGCCAGAAGGGCTCCGTGTTGCTGGGCTTGCCGGGCGACCAGACATTGGCGCGGATGAACTTGCACGGCATCGGCGATGTGGACTTTGAGATCCCTGTCGGCCTGCACGGCGGCCCACGTTACGGTGATGACGAGAAGCTCTGGGCGTCCAACCTTGGGGCGGCTACCGGCCTTCTGAGCGCGGCTGACCGTGCGTCCATGCAGTATGGCAATGCGCCCGTAATTGCGTCGTACATGAAAATGCCAAGCGGCCTGCCGTTCGCCCAGCATTATCTGGAGTCACTGCTGCAGTATCAGCGCCCCAATGAGTTGAGCAAGTCAGCACACAACGCGCTGGTGAAGGACATCAGAAAAGGGTTTATCAATGCGCAGGGTAAGCGTGTGACATTCCCTGACTTCCCCGGCTTTGGTGATTTGGGTGAGGTAGCGCAGATGGCAGAGGCTGACTCTGGCCTGCGTAAGCATATTGCCGACCGGCTGGAGAAGGGCAAGAAGTACGGCCTGCGTCCTGCTGGCGACGTTCAGTTCGCCGTGAGCCACCCTGAGCTGACCAACCTTGAGACGGGTGCGTCTGGCTTTACGCTGGGTGAGTTGAGCCCACAACAGACGCTTGGCCCATCGTCACACCCAACCTATTCCCACGACATTGCAGGCAAGGTACTGGGGCAAACTGAGTATCCGATTCCGTATGACTTGCTGTACCGCGATCAGTTGAATCTGATTCGCCAGAATCCCTACTCGCCTGAGTTTAATACGTTGAAGCTGCTGGGTGCGCGTCAGCCGATTGATGAGCAGTTAGTCAACGAGATCAACGAATACCAAGAGCGTATGCGCAAACTGTTGGGGCGCAAGGATGGTGGTGACGTAAACAAGGAAGACAATGCCCCAGAGGTCGATGTGGAGCAAATGCTCAACGAGCATGTCAACGCATTCAAAGACCCGGCAACTGGTGTCTCTGGCCTGATTGCAGGCAAAAGCTTCTCCCCGCTTGAGGGCGTGGATATGCGCGGCATGGCTAGTCTGATTCGTGGTGCTGAGCCCAAAGACATCAAGAGTCTGGCGCTGACGATTGAGCTTGCCAAGCGCATGGGCGTTAAGCTTGATGATAAGGGCCTGTCGCAGGTCTACGGGAAGCTGACAGACGATGGCGGCCTGCGGCTGGGTTATTCGCCCAAGGACAAGAGTGCGCACCTATCGTACTGGGCACCGTTCGCTGAGGGCGGCCCTGTGCATATGGCGGGCGGTAATGAGCCGGGTGAGTCGATTGGCGAGATGTTCAAGCCTAAGCCATTCACGATCCCTCAGCCGTTGACTGACTTGGCTGATGCCATCAAGGCGCAGTACGAGAAAGAGCGCAGGTCTATGAGAAAGCCCGGAGCCCTGACAGACGTTCTGTTGCGTGGCCCTGCTGCATTTACCATGGGTGCACCGATGGACATTGCAGGCATGGGCGGCGAGGCTTTGGATTGGCTGCAGACAAAGATCCCCGGCCTGCGCAAGAAGGCGTCTGTGATGGACACCGGCCCACAGGATCACATGCCGTATGGCAGCGCCCATGCTCAGGAGTTGATGAACAAGGCTGGCTTGACCACGGGTGAAGAGCGCCCATTGCTAGAGCTTGGCACGGCGATTGTGGCTCCCGGCGCAGCATCCAAGGCGCTGAAGTACGGCAAGGCAGGCGCTAAGGTGTTGGCACCTACAACCATGGACATCATGGAGACGCAGCTTCAAAGAGCGACTGCCCCGATGCGCATGAGCATAGTCCCTGAAGGCGGCCCGTCAGGTAAGCTCAAAGCCCCGGCCAATGATCTTGGTTTCTACAACCCCGTTGAGAAGGCGGCGCTGAATGTGCAACGTAAGAAGGGTCAGGGCTCTGCGTTTGTGTCCGACCTGAAGAAGACGCCGGGCGTGAATGACGAGCGCCTTGCAGAGCTTGGGCTGGGTGATCTGGCGTCCCGTCCTAATGTGACGAGGGAAGAAGTGTTGGCCGCTACTGAACAGAACCGCATACCGTTGCGTGAGACTGTTCTTAAAGAAGGCAACCAAAATTCAGAATTGCTTTTAGAAAAGCTCAGCGACGACATATACCAGCTCAAAGATGACATGTCCTACATGGACAATGACAGCCGGGAGTGGGCTGAGGCTGACCGCACTCTGACAAGGCTGCAGAAGGAGTATGAGGCAGCGTCACAAGCAGAGTCTCAAGCCAAGCGGGCTATGTTTGGCCCAACTGATGCCCCTAATTACAACATGCCGGGCGGTGAGAACTACCGTGAGATTCGTGTTGCTTTGCCGTCAAATAGGCCATCAATAAAGAACATGTCTCGTAATGAGTACAACGCTGCAATTGAAAAGGCTGATCGTGAAGGCGTTGAAAATTTTATGCATACAACTCATCATGGTGATGAGCCCAATGTTCTATTCCATCTTCGCGTAGCTGACCATGTTGACGCTGAAGGCAAGAAGGGATTGCTGATTGATGAGCTGCAGTCTGACTGGCATCAGCAGGGGCGCGAGAAGGGATATAAAACACCAGAAGTTGAAACGCGGCGCAAAGAACTAGAAAAACTTGCGTGGCCTTACATGGAGCAAAACAGACCAATCCCTGCTGAATTAAGAGCAGAGATTGATGCATTGCCGCCAATCATGGGCAGTTCGAGCAAAGTGCCTAATGCCCCCTTCAAAGACAACTGGTATCAGCTTGGTTTGAAGCGTGCAATCAAGGAAGCTGCAGACACTGGTGTGGATCGTGTGTATCTGACTACTGGTGCGCGTCAGGCTGATCGCTATGACTTGAGTAAACAGATCAGCAAAATTGAATATGATGAGATGGGTAATCTTCGTGCATATGATAAAAATGGAGCCCAAGTTATTGCTGAGCCGGTGCCTAAAGACAAACTCGCTGATTATGTTGGCAAGGACATGGCAAAGAAAATCGTTGAAAACTCAGAAAAGAGAAATAATGCTCGACTCAAATATCGTGAACTGTTGAAATCAGACGCGCCAAATGATGTTGTTGATGTTGCGTACAAAGAATATTTGAGTCATCCAACGGAATATTCTGGCCTCGACCTTAAAGTTGGCGGCGAAGGTATGCGCCAGTATTACGACAAAACCTACCTGAACTTTTTGAAGAAGTACGCCAAGCAGTTTGGTGCGACTGTAGGTGAGACTACGTTGCCCGCCGCATCTAAGAAGATGAATCAGCTTTCATCGCAAGAGATTGAAGCAATTACGAAGACCCCCGGATGGTTCGATGACTTCATGAAATTGAGCGGCCACAGAGGCCCATTGATGCTATCTGATGAGCAGTATTCGAGCATCTTCAATAAGCTCTTGCCGAAGTATGCGCCTCAACATGGCGAGAAGGTTTACTACATTGATGTGACGCCAAAGATGCGCGAGTCTGCTGCCAAAGGCCAGTCGTATAAAGATGGCGGCGCAGTCAAGATGGCAGAAGGTGGTGCCGTTGATTACGAAGCAAAGTTCAACAAGATGCTGCAAGATCATGTCGCTGGTATGGCTGAGGGTGGTGCTGTGGATTATGAGTCACGCTTCAACGATATGCTGCAAAAGCATGTGCAAGATATGGCTGAAGGCGGCGAGGTGGAAAACTCATACAACAACGACCCCGACATGGCTGATGGCGGTCGGTTTATTCAAGCGCCTGCCTTTGCTGATGGCGGCGCAGTGAAATCAATCTGGACAGTTAATTAAAGGAAAGAATCATGCCTGAGATGCCTATCGACCCCGAGTTCGGGCGCTTCATTGACGGTTTGCAGCAGACGCCTGATGGCGGCGCTATCGTTGACCTTGAGGACGAGGAACAGGAAATCGAAGAGATGCCTGATGGCTCTGTCGTCGTTCATTCCAAGTACAAGACGCCTGAAGAGGACGAGGACTTCTACGAGAACCTTGCAGAGACGCTCAACCCTATGGATCTGGACTCCATTGCGTTGCGCTACCTCGACCTGATTGAGAAGGACAAGGAAGACCGTAAGGGCCGCGACAAGCAGTATGAGGACGGTCTGCGCCGTACTGGTATGGGTAACGACGCTCCGGGTGGTGCCAGCTTCAATGGTGCCTCTAAGGTGGTTCACCCGATCATGGCTGAGACCTGCATTGACTTCGCGTCCCGTGCGATTAAGGAGCTGTTCCCGCCTGATGGCCCAACCCGCACCAAGATTCTGGGTGAGGTGACGCCTGAGAAGACTGAGGTGGCCGAGCGCAAGCGCGACTACATGAACTGGCAGCTCACTGAGCAGATTGAAGAGTACCGCGACGAGCAGGAGCAGATGCTCACGCAGCTCCCGTTGGGTGGTTCGCAGTATATGAAGCTCTGGTACGACGAGAAAAAGCGCCGTCCATGTGCTGAGTTCGTGCCTATCGACAACGTCTACCTGCCATTTGCTGCCGGTAACTTCTACACAGCCCAGCGCGTGACTGAAGTCCACGAGATTACAGACTTTGAGTACAAGCAGCGGATCGCCCGTGGCCTGTACCGGGACGTTGCCTTCATCCGTTCGACCTTGGATCCTGAGCAAAGTGGCCCAGAAAAGGCCAACGACAAGATTGAAGGCAAGTCGATGTCTGACAACGTGGACGGTTTGCGCCACATTTACCACGTTTACACATGGTTGGAGCTTGAAGATGACACCCGAAGTAAGGGTGAGATGGCTCCGTACATCATGATGATTGACGGCCAAGACCACGAGATGCTGGGTTTGTATCGTAACTGGGAAGATGGCGACGAGACGATGACAAAACTCGACTGGCTGGTTGAGTTTAAGTTCATCCCATGGCGTGGAGCCTACGCTGTTGGCCTGCCGCACCTGATTGGCGGCATGTCTGCGGCTCTTACGGGTGCTCTGCGGGCGCTTTTGGACACGGCGCACATCAATAATTCGGCCACGATGATGAAACTGAAGGGCGGAAAGATCTCCGGCCAGTCAGATCAGATCGATGTGACGCAGGTTATTGAGATTGAAGGCGCTCCCGGTGTGGATGATGTGCGCAAAATCGCCATGCCTCTGCCATTTAACCCGCCCTCACAGGTGCTTATGGAGCTTCTGGGCTGGCTTACGACGCAGGCCAAGGGGGTAGTGACCACCGCAGAGGAAAAAATCGCTGATGTGAACGCTAATGCGCCCGTAGGCACCACTCAGGCGCTGATTGAGCAGGGCGCGGCGGTGTTTTCTTCGATCCACGCCCGTTTGCACGAGTCTCAGAAGCGCGTTTTGATGATTTTGGGCCGGATTAACCGCTGGTATCTGGATGAACAGCAAAAAGGTGACGTTGTTGCCGACCTTGAGATCGACAAAACGGACTTTGAGCGCAATTCCGACATCGTTCCTGTGTCTGATCCGCACATTTTCAGCGAAACCCAGCGCATTGCGCAGATTCAGACGGTTGTGCAGTTCGCCAAGGAAAATCCTGACCTGTTTGACCGCCGTGCCGTGATCTCTCGGGCTTTGAAGCAGATGAAAGTGCCCAATGTGGCCGAGCTGATGCCGTCTGCCATCAAGCCGGGTGAGATGAATGCGATTGACGAGAACATGTCGATGGCACTGGGTAAGCCTGCCTTTGCCTATCCGGGTCAGGATCACCTAGCTCACCTTATGAGCCACCTTAACTTTTCTTTGGATCCGACTCTGGGCAGTAATCCGATCATTGCTATGGCCTGCCTGCCGCAGCAGATGGAGCACGTTAAGCAGCACATGGTGCTTTGGTACAAGGATCAGATGACCCAGTACGCTGCCGGCGATACGGGCATTGATCTGAGTAAGTACGACGAGCGCAAGATGACCAAAGCTATTGATCAGACGGTTGCTGTTGCCTCTGAGCATGTGAAGA